TTGCTCTCCGGCTACCGCTTGCGCGGTTTTCGGCTCGCGGTTCACGGCTTTGCTGTAGCTTTGGTACAGGCCGTAGGACTTCCAGCCGACCAAAGCCAAAATGCCGACCAAGGCCCAAACGGCCATCGGGATTTTCTTTTTGAACTTTTGATGCTGGCTGGAAGATTTGTAATATTTAAATGCGGCTTTCGGCGGCTTCCAAGCAGCGCTTTCCACGCCGCTCACCCCGGCGGGATTGTCCAAATTGGTCACGCATTTATACCACCAATATTGTTTCATCCCGAGCGATTTGCGCTCAAGATGAATATGTTTGGATACAAGATTGCGCAGATACACGTCAATCATGCCGGGGTGCTGGGTCATCAGAATCAGCGTAAAACCGTCATGGCGCAGTTCTTTGAGGGTTTGAATATAGGGCGGCACAGGACGGCCTGCGGCACGGACTGGATAGCAATAGTCACATTCATCCACTATCAAAACCGAACCTTGCGGCACGATTTCGTTTAGCGGCTTCTCTTGTATCTGCTCTTCAGTCAATTCGTGGGCTTTAAATTTCTTTGTATCGAGGCCGTCGATATGGCAGAAATACAAAGGGCGATCCACTTCCGTGCCATCTTCAAGCTTTTGCTTAAACAAGCCATCCTCGTTAGTCAAAATCATATTGACCACACGTGAGGTTTTACCGGTTCCCATATTGCCGGTTATCAGGTAAATCATGCTTATCCCCTATCTTGGCAATACGAAGGTCAGCTTGTTTAGCGTAGTCATGCTGATTTTGAAGGCGAACGCGCCGAACAGGTAGCCCATGCCTTGGCCGAAACCGCCAATCANATATCGGCAGGCATGGAGCTCACCGCATCCACGATATAGCCTTTGAATTTATCCAAAGCCACCAGATATCCACGAAATCCTTTTGATCGTAGTCATAACGGTAGCCGTTGTCTTCAAGCAGTTTCTCAATAACGATAGGGGCAACGGTGGTAATGACGAGGCCGGGAAGGCCGCCGGCTTTGAGGTATCGAGCTTTGCTCAATATCCCGCTGGCGACGCGGGCGGCGGGGACGGTGCGGGAGACGACGGCAGGGACGCGGGCGACGGCGGG